GCGTATTGCTATGCCTGAAGCGTCACGTACTCGCGCTATGATACTGTGCTCTAGTTTTGCCTTTATTAAATACTTAGGTGATGAAATCGACTCATTTTCTCGATTATTCACACCTAAACGTATTCGGCAGTATCAACGCATAAAAGATCTAATGAAGTTCGATTATTCACGATTCATTTGCGGATTCGGCTCTTTTGAATATATAGAAGATAATGGTACTCGAGAAGCGTATGTTAAGAACGCTTATATGCAGTTTCGGGAATCTCTTAGGATGGGTAGCCCCATTAACATGAAGAATGTCTTTCCTAAAGGTGGTCCCAATACTGATATGCATCGCGAGCTCAAGCCAATACGTGAACATGATGTTTGTGGTAAAATGAAGAAATTGAATGTAAGAGATCGGTCGGATGGAATGGACGAAGAACGTAGCGAAGGGCAATTTTATCCGATTGCTCCTTCTTTCCAAGGCCATATACCTGTTGTTGTTGCGAGTTCAGCAAATAATGAAAATATTGCTATTCGTAACCGTGTCACTATGGAACGTAAAGTGGCTGATCCCGGTTTATGGGAGATTATGAAAAACGGGTTGAAAGGACTGTTAGATGTGTCCAAATTCCAATTAGAAGAAGAAGATGCCGCATTTACAAGATGGTTAGGCAAAATTGAAGGCAATGCAAAGCGTGAATTATTTCGTGAAGCTTATACTCGAGTTATTGAAACTGGGTTGGTTGATAACGACTTTGCTAATAATCTGTTTGTAAAACGAGACAAGCAGATGATATCAGACGAGAATGGCATAGAGGAAGTTGATCCACGAGCAATCAGTGGCTGCACGCCGGCAGCTAACGTTTGTACAGGTCCGTTCTTTAGTCAAGTTTCAAAGCACTTGGCTAAAGTTTACGATGGTACAGGCACTTTCTATTATGCATCAGGTAGCACGAACACCCAATTAGGTGGGTGGTTCACGCACCATAAGAGACCGGGTTGTACGTATTTCATGGGTGATTTTCGACGTTTTGATGCTTCGCAGGGGAAGGAGGCTACTGAATACAAGAAAGAGATTTATCACATGTATGGCATGAATAAGTATAGATATACGAGTAAATTCGTTGATGAGCGAAAATTACGACACGGTATCTCAAGTAAAGGGGTAAAGTACCAGAGCGACTATGGTGTAGCTTCAGGCGAAGCCGACACCACAGCCGGTAATTCACCAGTTACGGGTCACTCGATTTATCATGCACTTAGATATGCTGGCGTTCCTCACGCATGCATAAAAATTGTGTTTGGTGGAGATGACTCCTTGGCCATAATTGATTGGCCGGTGCTTAGTAGATATGAGAATTACCCTGCTTTTTGTAATAAGGTGAACGAATTTTTGATCGGGCTTGGATTTGACCCGAAATCGTTCGCCAGTGATGAAGATTGTTTTGCTGAATTTTATTCAGGTTGTTTTTGGCCCGTCTCCACGACCGAAGTTGATGGTCGTTTCGGACCTATAGAATATGTCTATGGTCCTAAGCCTGGGAGAGCACTACCGAAAGTAGGATATTCACTACGTAATCTTAAACTTAATGAGGTTAAATCCATGTTCGTGGGTTTGAAATCACTATGGTCACATGTACCAGTTTGCAGAGTCTACCTCAATTATGTTATGCATTATTTGCGTAATATAGAGGAAGGAGCTTACTCAGATAGTGAAGCCTTATATAAGATAAGACACTCCAACGTTTACCGTGCTGGTGAAGAAAGCGCACACTTTTTTGAAAGTCGGTACGGAGTTAGTATGGAGATAGCGGAACAGGACATGCTTAATAGCCTTCTTAGCGCCACATCATTTTATGATGCTGTGGACCCGGAATGGCTTCAAGTTATGATTCTGCGTGACTGTTAAGTCACTAGTGTTAGGGTAGGATATAAAAATAATAGAAGGCTGTGCATGTTTGACTACTTTACCGACGGTTATTGTGGTCCATATATATCAGATAATAAGTTCCAG